ACACAATATAAAAGATGTAGAGATTATACTTCCCCACGACGCTAGAAATAGACAAGACGCTATTGACTATTTAACAAGTAGAAGAGAAGCATACAACAAACATTTTAAAAACGTTAGAGTGCTAAGAGCGTATGAAGTTAATAAGACAATAGAGATAACAAGACATAGTATAGAGCAGCATAAGATAAAATTTTTAGACTGTGCAAGTGTTAGGGATATGGTTAGATTAATGAAGATGTACGAGTGGAAAATAGATAACTCTACTGAGGAAAATCTAAGAGTACCCGTTCACGGCAGAGGACTTGCAGCAAGTAATACTTGCGACGCGGTTGAATATTATTGTATGCGAATGTTTGTAGAAACTTACGAAAAAAATATAATAGCTTTGGACTGGGGAATTTATGAAGATTAGGAGGTTTTAAATGGCATTTGGGAAAATAGGTAAAGGTCTTAGAAATATAGGCAGAAGAATAGGAAGAATTACAGGCAATTTAACTGGTGGACTTATAGGTAAATCAGATGCTCAAAAAAATCAAGAAAGACTAATAGAAGAACAAAAAAAAGAAGCTGACAAACAAGCTGAACTATACAGGCAACAAATAGAAGAAGAAACAAAAAGAAGAAAAGAAGAGGCAGATAGAGCAGCAGCAGAAGCACAGAGAGCAAGAGATGAACAAGCTAGATTATTGAGAGAACAAGAAGAAAAAGCAAAAGCTGAAGATGATTTTAAAAGACAAGTAGCACAAGATAGTGCGAGTATTACAAACGGGCTTTTAAATAATATGAATAATAATAAAACAACAACAGTTGATTATTCTAATGCAGTTAATGCAGGTATTACAGAGAGCAAAGATGATGATATAGATAAACTAAAAAAAGCATTTAAAAGAAAGCTGTAAGGTGGGCTTATGATATTGGGAATAACAAGAGAAAAATTGGAATACTATTTTGATAATGCTAAGAAGTACAAAGAAGATATAAGAGGATTGTACAACGAAGTATATGAATACACAGATGTAAATTTTAGTATTAAAGATAGTGGAACAGTAGAGAAACAAAGTAAAAGAGGTGTTGAAAGTGTAATACTAAAAAGCCAAAATTTCTTATGTAATTTTATAATGTCATCTGTATTCTCAAAATCTGGGAGATGGGCAACTGTAAAAGTAAATCAAGAAGTATTAAAACAGCTTACTAACACCGATGGAGAAATTGCAGAAGCACAAAGCAACGAAATAAATAAGGTATTAGAGAATAATTCAGATACAGTTTATTTCACTAATGATAATACTAACTACTATACAGAAACATCAAAATCTTTACTAGATTGTATAAAAGTTGGAACAGGTATAAGAAAGATTATAGAGTTAAAAGATAATACTAAATGCTTTACTTATGCTTATCAAAATTTAGATAATATCTATATTTTAGAAGATAACTTGGGAAAACCTAACATCATTTTTAAAATTTATGTAGAGAAAAATCTAAACGATATAAAAGACTTGTTTGGACATTTACCGATTACAGTTCCAAAAGGTTTAAATGAAGAGAAGTTAGATGAAAAGATAAATATTATAGAGTGTGTTATTGGAGTTTTTGACGAAGATACAAGCACATACAAATATTATCATGGACTTTTTACAGAGGCATTTGAAGAAATGCTATTTGAGGGTGAGTTAAACTATAATCCTTATACAGTGTTTAGATGGAAAATAAATAGTTCTAACCCTTGGGGAATTGGAATTGGTTTAGAGAACTTAGATTTATTCAAGGAATTAAAAGACTTAAAAGAAAAAAGAAAGAAGCACGCAGATAAGATTGTTAGCCCACCATTAAACTTCTATGGGAATATAGATTTAATAAACAAAGTTAGTTTAAAATCAAATGCCAAAAACTATGGTGGAAGCGGAATTGGTGGAGATAAGTATGGAGTAGAGCCGATTAATGTAGGTGCTAATTTACTTCCTGTGGAAAAAGATATAGAGCAAATAAAACAAGAGATAAGAGAAATATTTATGGCTCAGCCTCTTGGAGATGTAACAGATACTAAAAATCGTTCTGCTACTGAAATGGGTTTAAGACATGAAATGTTTAGAAAAGAATTTAGTGGAACTTACGAACTTATAAACACAGAGTTATTAGAGCCTACTTTTATGAATGCTTATTACATAATGGATAGTAAAGGCTTACTTAATAAAACAGAAAATGAAAGTTATATAAACATTTCTCAAATTCAATATATCAATGAACTTACTCGTAATGCTGGTAGTGATGAGGTTATAAATACAATAAATTTCTATATGACTTTATCACAAGTGGTCCCAGAAGCACAAAGACAATTTATTTTTAAAATAGATGAACTTATAGACTGGGCAAGCAAAAAGATGAGAGTACCACTTGATGTATTAAATAATAAAGAAGAAATTAAACAGCTAATAGCACAGCAACAAAAACTAGAACAAATGGAAAAAATGGCTTTAATACAAGATGGTATCGGTAAAAGACAAGATGTAGGTATAGGAGATGAAATAAAAGAAAGTATGGGGGTATTTAATGGAACATAGAATAGAACACAGGACAGAATATCAAATACTTTTAAACAGATTTGCTGGTAATAATGATTTATATAAATTGCTGGAAGAGTGCTTACTTGAAGAGGAAAGACAAAGAGAAAGCACTTATATGATGTCGGGAGTATATCCTGAACGGAGAAACACAGTTATGAAGTTAATGACAGACTTAAAATTTAATGAAGAAAGAGAGGTTAAATAATGGAAGATAATGTACTAGATAATTTACCAGAAGGTAATGGAGAAGGAACAAATACAGATGACTTAAACCAAAATTTACCACCAGATGACAGTACAAATGATGATGGTACTGGGGGAAAAGTGGAAGAAAAGAAATCTTTTTCAGTAGATGATATTCAGTTTACAGAAGAATATAACATTGCTGGTTATGACTTTTCTAAGTTCAAAGGGAGAATAGACGAAAGTTCGCTACCTTACTTGGAAGAGTATGCAAAGAAATATCAAGAACAAGGTTTTACACAAGCACAGATTGAGTTTTTGATGGAAGAAAACTTAGCAGATGCTCCAAAAGATAGGGACAGTATTATGAAAGAGTTACAAAGTTCTCTAACAGTAGAGGAAAAACAAAGTTATAAACATACTGGGATACAATTAAAACAAGCATTAGACAAAAGCAATCTAGGCAAATATTATGAAGAAATAATGTCAAACCCTATTGCTTTTAAAGTAGTAAATGCACTTGTTAAAAGTTTAACTCCAGGAGCAAATGTAGGAGCAAAAACAGAAAGAGAAAGTAGAACATCAAGATTAACAGGCTATCAAGCAGTTGAGAAATTCAACGAATATATGAGAGCTAATATTGGTAATGCAGATGTTCAAGGAAAAGCAAAAGAATTATTGGGAATGGTTGGTACTGATGAAGAAAAAAAATATTTTAAAGAAACATTAGGTTTATAGGAGGAATTAAATGGCAAACGTAACACAAACTAAACAACAACAATTTGAAACATCAGTTTTAATGGCACAAGACACATTAAAAGCTAATGGATTAAAAAAATTAGCAGAAAGAGCAACAGTAAAAGGTGGAGAAACTAACACATTTTACAGAAAGAAAAAGGCAACAGCAAAAGATGGAATACCTACAATGTTTAATGGGACTTTTACAGGAGAAGGTGGGGATTTTGAAAAGTTCACTGCAACTATAGCTCAAATTTCATCACAAGATAAATTACCAGAATTAGATATGTTAAAAACAAAATTGGACTTAAAATCTCCGATAATTGCTTCAATGACTAATGCTTTATTACAAAAAGAAGATGAAAAAGTTATAGCAGCAATAGCAGCAGCTGGAACTCTTGCAACAGCAGGAAAAGCTACAAAACCTGTTGATGATATTGAAAATATAAAGATATTATTACAAAGAGTTAGAAGTGCTCATGTATGGTCTAAGTGTGGGCTTAACCAAAAGAAAGGTGTAGCAATAGTTATGAATGAGGAAGATTATTCTGTACTTGCTTCATCTGAAATCTTTATCAATGGAGATTATCAAGCAGCATTTGGTGGTGGAACAGGTGATACACCTCTAACATTCTATGGAGCAGAAATAATTATATCTGAACAAGCAACAAAAGGAACATTCTATATAATCCCAAGTTATACTTTTGGCTTTGCAGAATGGGAAAACTCAGTAAAAACAGATATGGTATTTTTCCCGACAGATGGTAGAACTTGGCATTTGCAAGTATCAAAATCTGTTGGAGTAGTAGTTATTGAGCCAACAAAAATAACAAAATTCACATTTAAAGTTTAATCAATAAAGGGGTAAGGGGCTTTCACCTCTTGCCCTTTTTTAAGGAGATAATATGGATTTTAAAACAGGTAAATTACATAAAATTATAAGAGAATTTGAAAAAGGGAATGGAAGATATGAAATAAATGGGATTGATTTAAAAAACACTGTTTTTTTATATAGAGAGAAAGCAGGAGCATTTATACCTATTCCAAAAGGAAATTATAAAACAATTTTAAATGATAACGAAAGTATACTAGAAGTTGATGATGTAATAAACAATAAGGCTATTGAATTTCAGATTATATCAGTTTTTGATGTGCAATCATATAAATATTTAGAAAAATATCCAGAGCTAAAAATGGTTGTAGTTCAAACAAATAAAATAGTAGATGATATAAATAACATAATTGGATATTTAAACAGCGTAGGAGTGAAAACTGATAGTAAATATCAAACGCAAATACTAACTCCACTAGAGCCATTATCGGTTTGGTATATGAATGCTGAAGGTCTTATAGACACTTTACCTATTGATGATTTTAATAAAAAATTTAAAGAAATTATTGAAAAGATGTCAGAGTTAGCTGATGAGAAAGCACGAGAACAAATAAAAAAGCGTTTAGATGAATTAAAAACAGAAATAGAAAGTTTTAAAAATAAAAAAATATCAGAAGTTTTAAAAGAGTTAAAAACAGAGAAAGATAATTCTATAAAAGAAATAGAAAAAATTAAGGAAAAATCAAAGAATGAATTAAATAGTAGAATGCCAGAAATAAATAATAAATTTAATGGAATAGCAGGAGGAACTATCAATCCTACTTTTATTCAAGATGACAGAGAAAAGACAGAGGGACAATATTACTTAGATAGACCAACAGGTAAATTATATAGATGCATAAAAACAACATCTAATACAGTTAATTCAGCAGAATATTTTAAGGATATGTCATTGGACAGTATTGTGAATAGATTGGAAAATCTATCAAATTTTAGAAGTGAAACTATAACAATTAATAGTACCAATGGCATTCTAAACCAATCATTTAAATTAATAGCAGCTGGGAAAATTAGAATAATCAGTTTTATGAATATTCATGTTAAAAATGATTATGAAACAGATTATATTTTACCTGATTGGTTTTTAACAAATACTGAAGATGTAAAATCTTCCTGTACAAATGGTACTGGTGGTGCTACTGGTGAAGTTGCAGAAATCCATTTTGAACCTTCAACTAAAAAATTAAAATTTTACCCAGCTCTTAGACAAGGATTTTCTGGAAATCTACAGCTGTCAGGTCAAGTTGTTTCTGTCACTAAGGATTAACAATATAAGCTATTGTAGTTTGCAAATTTCTAACAGTTATACCCGCATTATTGTGAGTATAAAAATTTCCGTTTGGCTCTAATCTAAGCCAATGATAGTCCATTTTTATACCTCCTGTTGCAGCAACGGCTGATAAATATTCAGTTGATTTAGGTCTAAATTCAACTGGTAAAGGAGTTGCAGGTACAATAACATCTTTATTTGCAACTCTAGAAAATTTAATTTCTAATATGCAAATATTCATTATCTTTAACACAGTATAGTGAATATACATATCTGAATTTACATCTTCTGTATTGTGATAACTGTAAGTCTTAACATTGAATAAATTTTCCAATCTATAAACTTTTTAAAATTATTAAGGAGGCAAAAATATGATTTACATTTATAAAAAAGAGAAATTAATAGACATATTAAATTATGATATAAATGAATTTAAAAAAGAATGGTATCCGAATTTTCAAGAGGATATGAAAATATATGACAAGCAATTTGAATATCCTATTTTTGAAAATGGGGAACTAAGAGAAATGACTAAGAAAGAAAAGGTTTCAAATGGTATAACTGTTACTTTAGAAGAAGGAGAAGTTATAAAAAATAATAACTTAATTAAAATATCTCAGCCAAGTAAATATCATAAATGGATTGATAAAGAATGGGTATTAAATTTAGAAGAATTAAAAGTACAAAAAAGAGAGGAATTAAAAACAATTAGAACTTCCAAACTTTTTGAAAATATTACTGTAAATGGAGATACATTTCAAGTTAGAAAAGATGATTTAGAAAACTTCTGGGAAGTTGATTATATGTTAAAAAGAAGAGAAGTCGCAGAAACAGATACAAGAAATTGGATACTTGTAGATAATAGCATAAAAACTTTTACATATTCTCAATTAATGAATGTATTGACTGAATTTATAAAAAGAAAAGCTGGAATATTTGAAAAGTTTGGAGCACTTTCAATAAAGTTAGAAACTTCTAAATCAGTAGAAGAAATAGAAGCTATAAGATGGGAGGGACAAAATGTTTAGTTTTTCAAAAGCTAGTTTGGATAAAATGAATGGAGTTCATCCGAATGTAATAAATTTTATGAAAGAACTTATAAAAGAGTCTCCATATGATTTCAAAATTACTTGTGGTGTCAGAACTGCAGAAGAGCAAAATCATGAATATCAAAAAGGAAGAACAATTTTATATGATAGCAACGGTAAAAAACAACCAAAAGTTAGTTGGTGTGATGGATATAAATATAAATCAAAACACCAAGTAAAAATTGATGGATATGGATATGCTGTTGATATAGCTGTCTTGGAAAAAGAAAAATACATAGATAATAAAACAGGAGCAGAAAAAGAAAAGACAGTTGCTAGATGGGATTATAAATATTATAAAGCTATTTATGATGTTGCTGAAAGTAAAGGTCTCATTAATAAATATGGAATAGTATGGGGTGGAAATTGGAAGCAAAAAGACTCTGTACATTTTCAATTAGGAACAGCTGATAATGTTCAATTTAAAAAATAGTTAATAAACAGTCTGACCAGACAGTTATTATAAAAATTTTAGGAGGTATTAAAATGAGAAAAGTTGATGAATTAATTAAGAGATTTAAAAAAGAGACTGTGAATTATTTTAATGAAAGAGTATGTAAAAGTCAAGAATATAGGTTAAAAGAAGATGATGTACATATTGTTATAAGTTCTTACGTTTTAGGAAATTTGAAAGTTCTTATTACAACAAGTGTACAAGATGGAATGTATTATGAAATTACGTATAATGCAAATAAAGACGAGATATATTTAGACGCTTACAAGAAATGGGAAAATAAATGTATTAAATTTTAAAGGAGGTTAAAAGTGGAAGCATTTGTAGAAAGAATGGTTGTGGAAAAAAATGAATTACAAGATAGAGTAACAAAGTTAGAAAATTTTGTAAACTGAGAAAAGTTTAAAGAATTAAAAGGTTTGGAGCAAGTTTATTT